TCAATCGCCTAAAGGGCCTGCGCCCATAGAGCCCGCGCCTATAGCGCTAGAATGAGGCCGGCCGCTGAACGCGTCGACAAGAATCTTGACGATGTGGCCGTCCCGGCGCAGCAGACTGATCTCATAGATAAGTCCTTCGCCCAATTGGCACAGCCGCGCGCCGAGCGGCTCGGCCTGCAGCCGGAGGGCGACGTCCCGCATGCAGCGGAAAGGATCGGCGAGCTTCTGCGCCTCCATTTTGCTGCGCGCCTGCGCCATGGTGAAACATTGCAGCCGCGCAGGAGCCTCTTCGGCGCGGCTGGCGGCGGCGCGCAGGAAGGCGGCCGTCGCCGCGAGAGCGGCGACGGCGAGCGCCCGTCTCCAACAACCTCCGGCGGCCCGCATGCGCCTCTCCCCGGCGCATAGTCGGCCGAAAGCCCTGAATGCGCAATGAATAGTCATAAAAATGCGGCAGCGCGCCTCAGCGCTCCGAGGCGCGGCAGGCGTCCCGCATCTTCTTGTAGTCGATGATCATGGCGGCGAGCGGCGCGTTTTGCGGCAAGGCGCGCAGCTGCTTCGCCGCAATCTTCTGCTCTTCGAAAGAATACGCGACGAGCGGCGGACAGCCGCCGCCCGTCGACCGGCATGCCGCAAGCGCGAGGCTAGAAGCGACCATGATCGAAATCTTGCGAAACATCTTCAACGCTCCTGCGCTCAACCATGATTTCGGCCTGGCGCTTGGCGGCGCGCATATCGGATTCGGCGCGCCGCGCGTTCTCCGCAGCGCCGCCGCCGGCGACGAGCCGCGCCAACACGGCGCGCCCAAGCGCATAGGCGACGACGCCGGCGGCCGCGACGAGAGCGAGCGCGATCAGCTTCGACACGTCAGGCCGTTCCCGGCGGCGTCGAGGTGATGCTGCGCATGATCGCCATCAACGCCGCCGAACCGATGGCGATGGCGCCGGCCTTCGGATCATTGAGAAAGGCGATCCAGTCGGTCGAGGCGAGCGCGCCGAAAAGCGCGACGAGACCTGCGGCGACATAGGTGCGATAGCCTTGCATTGGGAGCTCCTTTTTATGCCGGAAGCCGCCGGCGCGGTTTCACTTGCGGCCGAGGACGCGCGAGACGAACGATTCCATGGCGAAGGCGGGACCCGGATCGCGCTTGCGCGTCGGCGCAATGTCGTCATGGCCGGCGATGTCGCTGATGCCGTAGGTCTGGCAGATGGCCTTGGCGATATCGACGGCGGCCGAGATTTGAAGGGCGGGATAGATCATCCAGGGCTTTTCGCCGCCCCTATCCAGCTTGTGGACGAGCATCGCCACCTGGCTCGCCGGCACATTCTTTCCGTAGGCGTCGGCGAATTTTCCGTTGGCGAGCTTCGTCAAGGGTCCGGCGTTGGTCAGCTCAATGCCGATCGAAAAGGCGTTGCAGTTCGAGCGCCGCCTCCAAACGCTTTTGCCCGCGTGCCATGCGACGCGATTGAACGGCGCGAGCTGCGTCACCGCGCCGTCGAGATCGACGACGAGATGGGCGGAGGCTTTCGCGTTGGGATTGCACAGCCAGGAGATCGCGCCCTTCGCCGACTGGGCGGCGGTGTAATGCATGATCAGCAGCGAGGGCTTCAAAACGCCGCCGACGTTGGGCGTCGGCTTCTGAGCGACAGGCTTGTCGTTGTGGTGCAGGACGTGATTCTTCACGGCGAAGGCCATGGGCCGACTACTTCTCTTCCGATGTCGTTGTTGATGAGGAATCGCGCGCGACGCGCTTGATGCGATCAGAAATATTCTAAGACGACGGCGTAGCCGCCGCCGCCATTGCCGCCCGCGCCGGAATTGGCGCCGTTCTGCGACGCGCCGCCGCCGCCGCCGCCTCCGCCGCCAAGCCCCCCCACGCCTCCGCCGCCAGGAGTCGTCGTGTGAGAACCTCCGCCGCCGCCGCCTGCGCCGGCTTGATTGAGAGGGCCAACCCCGCTGGCGTATGACGATCCGGCGCTGCCGGAGACGCCGGCAGCCCCGCCGGCGGCCTGCACGACCGCCCCGTTAATGTAGATTCTCCCTCCGACGCCGCCCGCGCTGGTTGCATTGGCTGCGGTAATGCCGCCGCCCGACCCGCCGCCCGACCCGCCAGCTTCAGGGCCACAGTTTCCAGCGCCATTGCCCGCCGCGCCAGTTGCGGGGCTACCGGCCCCGCCCGAGCCATAAACCACTGCATAGTTACTCGCGCCCACTGCAGCAGACCCCCCAGCCGGCCCGCCCAACGAGGGACCGCCGCCAGTTGCGCCAGCGGCATTGCCTCCGGTCGTCATCCCGCCGCCTCCGCCGCCGCCCGAGCCCACCGCAAGGCCGCCGCCAGAGCCCGCGCCGCCGCCGCCGGCGAACATCAACGTCCCGAACGTCGTATGGCCGCCGGCAGTTCCGCCGCTTCCAGCCGTGCTATTGACGGTCTGCGCCGCGCCGCCCGCGCCGCCCGCGCCGATCGTGACGGTGACGCCCCCGCCGATCTGAGCTGCGGTGAACTTGCCTTTCGCAATTCCGCCGCCGCCGCCCCCGCCGCCGCCTGAGGCGATCGCCCCGGCCGCCTGTCGCGCGCCTGAGCCGCCGCCCCCTCCCGCGCCAAAAAGCATCACGTCAACAAAGCGCATTCCTGGCGTTGGCGTATAAGTGTCCGTCGACGTAAAGAGCTGAACTTTCGCCGGGCCGCCGCTCGGAAGGGCGACTGCGCCCGTCGCGCTGTCGATGACGATCGCTTCCTTCCAGATCGAACCGTCGGGCGACACTTTGACGCGAAAATGATCGTCGCCGATCAAGCCTGTTTCGGCGCGCGCGGAATAGTTCGACTCGTAAAGCTGCGAGAGGGTGTTGGCCGCGCTCTCCTTGTTCAGCGCGAAGCGGAGATCGCCGGAGCCGCCTTCGCCGACGCTCTTTGCGGTAAAGAGCGTTGCATTGAGTTTGGCGAGCAGCGGATTGGCGCCGTCGGCGGTCGCGCCGATCCCGAGCAGCGCAAGGTTTTGCAGCTGGCGCAAGGACAGGCCGCAATCCATCCATCCCGCGCCATCATAGAGCAGCAGAAGCGATTCCGCTTCGACATAAGCGCGCCAACCGGCTTGCGGCGCAAGGAAGGCCCAGCCGCCCGCGAGGAATGTGGCGATCTGATCACTCTTGCCGACGAAGTCGCCCGTCGCGCCGGCGCCGACGAGCACACGGTCGCCTTCCGCCGGCGTCGCGGGCGGCGACGTCACGTTTCGCGCAGAGACCGAAAGCTGCGTCAGCGCGTCGATCAGCGCCAGAGCTTCATTATGCGTGACGTGCTTTTGCGCTTGCGCCGCCTCGATGAAGGGCAGCGCAAGATGCGTCGTTTGCGTCATCTTCTTTCCTATTGGATCGGCAGTGTGATGGTCAGCGGAAAGCCTCGTCCGACCGTCGCGCTCATCTGATGAAGCGAGAGCGTCAGTTCGCTCTGCGGCGCGCCGAAATCGGCGAGTTCTTCGTCGGCGGGATACAGGACGGATGTTGAGCCGGCCGTCAGGGTGCGCGTTCCGCTCGGCAGCTCGATATCGGCTTCGTAGGACTCGCTCGCCTCGCCAAGCGGAATGTCGAGCGTTTGCCACGCGTCCGAATCGATGCGTCCGCGCCGCACAAAATCGATGACGATCCCCGCGGGCGTGCGGCGCGCGCGCGCCTTCGTCAACGCATAGGGGCGCAGCGCCTTGTTTGTTGCGGCGACGGTCGGTTGAACGAAGATCGGCTCCGCACAGTCGCGATCCGCCGGACCGATTCGATAGGTCATCGGCGCGCCAATCTCGCCGACCCTGCGCGTGAGCGGCGCGATCGCGTCATTTAGCAGCACGACGGTCGCGCCGGCCGGCGCATCGCGGGTGGCGAGATGTTCTTCGCCGCCGAGTCCGCGAATGAGCCTTGATAAACGATATGTCTGTTCGCCGACAAGTTCGGCGTGCGCGAAAGCGAAAATCTCCCAGTCGCCGTCGACGCGGATCGCCATCGCCGAGCGCCCCGCGAGCGCGGCGAGATCGCCCACCGACGAGAGGTGTCCGGCGCCGATTCGCAGAGTGACGCCGCCGCCATTGTCGAAACGCCCGGCCGGACCGGCGCGCAGGACGTCGAGCGTCTCGCCGATGGTCGCGCGCTTGTCGATGATCGCGATCTGCTCATAGCCGCCCTGGACCGTCAGTCTCCAGATCGCGAGCGGTCCGGGCCAGGGATCGGCGAAGGCGGCGACATAGGAGAGCGCTTCTTCGTCGCGCGCCAGCGCGAGGTCGAGAATTTCCACTCGCGGCGGTCCGACCATTTTCGGCGAAACGATATTCGTGCGTCCGAGCAGCGGCGCGGTCGCGTTATAGACGGAAGCGTCCGCCGCGCGCGCGCTCACTTGCCGCGCGGCGCCGTCCGTGATGCGTTGAATTTGAAACAGCCGGCCGCCGCCCGCCGCGCCGAGCCGCACCAGATCGCCAGGCTGCAGGGCGATCAGGCCTGGCCGCAGCGTAAACTCCGCGGTTTCGCGCCCGATCCACACGTCCTGAAGCCAGCTCTCCGCAAGCGCTTGCGCATTGGCGCGATTCGTCATCACCGCGGCTTGCGCTTCGCTCTGGCGCGCCGAGCGGCCCTCGAGTCTGCGGGAGGAGACTCGCGCCATTTGAAAGTCGTTTTCGGAATCGCAGAAGGAAAGCGCGATCTCCTGCGGCAGTTCGCTTTCCTGGGCCCGCGCCAGCGTCACGAGCGACGCGCTTTTGCCGGCGACGAGATCGTCTTCGTGAATTTCGCACACCGGCTTCCCGCGCCGATCGATGAAGCGCAAGGCGCCCGCGATCGCCACGACGTCGACGCCGTAAAGCGCGGCGAGAGGATCGATCGCCTCGCGCGGCGACATCGGCCGCTCCAGCACATAGCCGTCGAGAAAGCCGCCGACGTTCGGCCGCTGCGCGACAACTTCAGGCGCGGAGACGGCGCCGGCGAGCGCCGGCAGGAGGCGGTCGAGCGGCGCGCCTTCGAGTCGTCCGTTCAACCAATGGCCCGTCTCCCAATTGGCGACGTCGCTCCACGCGTCGGCTTGCGTCGGAAAGGCCGGAAAGGGGCGCGCATCCCAGCACCATATGTGCAAGCGCGCCGGATCGACCATCGGCCCGGCGTAGAGGTTGGACGTCGGGTTGCGCGCCCCGCCGCCGGGCGCCGCCGGATCGAAATGCGCGATCATCGCCTCGATGAATCGCGCCTGCATGAGATCGTCGCGGCCGTTGCGCGAGAAATACGGCAGACCGCCATCGCTCGAGCGCGGGTCCGGAAAGACGTTCGGCGCATTGGCGCCGCGGTCGACGGCCGGGCATCCCGTCTCCACAATCCAGATCGGCTTGGATTGCGGGACCCACGCCGTCGGCGCCGCCAGCTCAGCGCCGCCGACGCGCTCGTAATGCGGTTGCGACCACCACGACAGAAAATCCTTCTGGCGGAAGATCCAAGGCTTGCCCAGCCCGTCGCTGATTGGGGTGCGATCTTGCGCCAGGCGCGCATCGGCGTCGGCGTAATGCCAATCATAGGCCTCGCCCGAAACGATGCGAGACTTGAGATAGTCGAGATCATAAATGCTCGCCGCTTCCTGCGCGTCGAGATGCGCGTCGCCGTCGCGCCAGTCGGAGAGCGGCCAATAGACGTCGACGCCGACGAAGTCGACGGCGCTTGACGCCCACAGCGGATCGAGCGGAAAGCGCGCTTCGCCGCTTGCCGGAACATGCGCGCCATATTCCGTCCAGTCGGCGGCGTAGGAGAGTTTTGTTTGCGGGCCGAGGATCGCTTTCACTTCGGCGGCGAGCGTCATCAGCGCGCAGACGGCGGGATATGCGCCCGGCGCCGAGCGCACGCGCGTCAGGCCGATCAGCTCGGAGCCGATGAGAAAGGCGTCGACGCCGCCGGCCGCGACGCAAATATTGGCGTAATGCAGAATGAAGCCGCGATAGCGCGAAAAGAAGGCGTTGAGCTGCGCCGCAGCAGCCGGGGTTGCGTCAGGCGAACCCGGTCGACCCGGCGCGGGATCGCATGTGACGCGTCCGCGCCAGGGGAACGCCGGCTGTTCGACGGCGCCTGTGTAAGGATTGGGCAGCGCATTGCCCGGCGGCACGTCCATCATCACGAAGGGATAGAAGGTCACCGCGAGGCCGCGCGCCTTGAGGTCTGCGATAGCGGCCATCACCGACGCGTCGCTGGGCGTTCCGCCATAGGCCGAGCGTCCGTCGATTTGCGACACGAGCCGCGCGGTCGAACGCGTCAGCCCGGCGACCGACCAGTCGGGTGGCCAGAAGCCCCCGACAATGAAGTTGAATTGACCGATGGTCTTGAATGTCGCGTCGACGCGCGGCGTGATCGTGCAATGTTCGGCGCGAAGATCGTCGCCGAACCAGGCGACGACGAGCGCGACGCTTTCGAGATTCGGACAAAGCGCCTGCAGCGCGTCGATCGACGCGGTCCAGTCCGTCGCCGCGGTGAGCTGATGACGATTTTCCGCCGCCGTGGCGCCGGGCGAGTAGAAATTGAGCTTAAGGGCAGGGTGATAGCCGGCCTCCGTCGCGCCGGGAATGAGGTCGACGGCCCGGATCATCGCGCCGAGTCCTTCGACGGGCTTCACCACCTCGAAAGTGAATTGCGGAATGCGATTGCCGAACGGCGCGAGCGCGAGATCCTCGAAAACAATATAGGCGAGGCCGCGATAGGCGGGCGCGTTCTCCGCCCCTTCCTTGGCGACGATCAGCGGATCCGGCTCCTGATCTTCCGTCCCGGCATAGATGCGAATCGGCAGCGTCGTCATGTCGAGCTCCGATCCGTCAGCCCAGATGCGCCGCACGAAAGCGACGGGCCCTTCGCATAGCCCGATCGCGAAATTCGCCGAATAGGCATAGGTGAACTGAATGTTGAAGCCGATCCCGCCGCCGCCGCCGCCTTTGCCCTGATGCTGCGTCTGCGCAAAGGACGCATTGACGCGTTCGAGAAAGCGCGTCGCCCAGATCATCTGTCCGCCGATGCGCGCGCGGCCGTAGACGCGCGGCACGCCGGCGCCTTCCGTTGAGGTGATCCCGTCCATCGATTTCAGCCGCGGACCGATCGAATAGCGGGGCGATGCATGCGGTTGCAGCGCTGCGTCGACGAAGGAGCCGCCGAAGCCGCCGAGCGCGCCGCCGATGGACGAACCAATAGGTCCGCCGATCGCGCCGCCGGCGACAGAGCCGATCGTCTGCAGAACAAGAGTGGCCATGAGCGTCTCGAAGAGCTCGCAGTGTCGTTCCGCAAGTCCGAAAGCCTGATCGGGAACTCACGGCAGCTTCAGGAATGTCGGCTTTGGTCCTGGAGTCCCGATCACGCGCCGAGCGCATGTCGGGAATGATGGACGCGCGACGTCTTCAATCCACAACGTTCGGAAAAGCGAAGGCGGCGACGAGCTTCTTGCGCCAATGCGGGCCAATCGCGACCTCTGCGACGCAGGCGCCGGCATGGGCGTGAATCATATGCGTCGTCGATGTCGCGACGCCGAGATGTTTCGCCGGGAGATGTTCGCGAAAGCGAAACAGCAGAACGTCGCCTTCGCGAAAATCGCTTAAAGGCGCCGCTCTGAAATGCCGATGGGCGGCGTCAAGCAATGTCTCGGCGCTCAACGCTTCGGCCCAATCGGGCGTATATGCGGGCGCCGCCTCCGGCTCGTCGCCGATGACGTCGCGCCAGACGCCGCGCACGAGCCCAAGGCAGTCGCAGCCGACATGGATGAGCGAGGCTTGATGCGCGTAAGGCGTGCCACGCCAGCGCCGCGCCGCCGTGACGATGTCGGCGCGGGTCATCTAAAAAAACTCCCGCCGTCCATCGCCGGCGCGAGCGAACTCGGATAGGCGATGACGCGGTCGTTGCCCGGCATATGCGGGAAGCCGCGGAAGTTGACGATGTTGTCGAACTTCAAGCGGCAGGATGTCGGCGACTTATCGCAGCCGGCCGTCACGAGAACGGCGTCGCCGGCGAGGATCGCGCCGCCCGGCGGCGTCCACAGCGTGACGCTCGCGCGAAGATTTTCCTGCCAATGCGACTTGATCGTGAAACGGGCGTTCGCATTCGCGCCGCTTGTGAAGGTCAGCGCGCCGCCTGCAAAGAAGCCGCTGCCGAAATTTTCGGAAAGATCCATGTCGATTGCGCCGCCGGCGAAGGCGGCGATGACGCTCGTCGCGTGAAAGCCCGGCGCCAAAACATTAAACCTGCAGCGCGCGTCGCCGAGATCAGCCGAACAACTGCGTTGAAAGGCGCGGCCCTGCTGCTGATCGAAAAGATGTGCGCTCGAGCGCAGCTCCGCGGCGAAGGCCAACTCGCCGCGGCGTATTTCGCCGATCGTCGCGATATCCAGCAAGGCGCGATCAGCGACATTCGTCCAATCGACGAACCATGTCTCGACCGAGGCGCCGTCATAGAGGCCGTTCAGCAGATCCGCCTCGGTGAGGCTCTCGTCGCTCAAGGCGCCGGCGGCTTCTCCCGTTCCCGGCGCAAAGCCGACGCTTGATTCGAGTTGCGACGCTGAGAGACCAGTGTTTGCGCGAAAGGTCACGCCATTGAACGTCAGATCGCGGTCATGATCAGTGAAGCCCATCGCTGTCGCATCGTTGCGCGCAACGCGCCAGCAATGGCAGAAGGTGGTGGCGCGCTGATCGAGCTTCGCCTGCATCGAAGAAGAGAGCAAGAGCATGGATATTTTCCAGTTCGGTTGATCGTTTCACTCCCAGGGCGGGGCTACGGGATGATTTCAACGATCGGAATATTGGGAATCGCGCCGGCCTCGAAGGCGTGCATGTCGATTTCGAGAAAATCCGTATCGAAGCGCACAGGCACGTCGAAGAGAAATCCAGCCGTGACGACCGCCCCCGCCGAGGGAATGGCGCCGGGCGCGAAGGTCACGATTCCTGTCGTGACGTCGACGCTCACATCCGGCGCCGATTTTTCGACGCCGCCGACCGCGACCCGCACTGTTCCAGCGACGGGCTTTACGATGTCGCGCGCATAAGCGGAAAAGGCGCCGCCATAGGTCTTCACCAGTTGGAATGCGGCGCGCGCGCCGTCTCCCATGCCTATGGATTGATCCGTCGGGCTTACAGTCGCGCCCGGCGCGCAGGAGGCGCAATCGGCGCGATCGCGCCATCGAAAGCCGTAAAGCCGGCCGCGCCGCTCCTCGAAGAACTCGATGATCTGCGAAAGCTGCGCGAAACTCTTGACGCCGTAGCCAGCTTCATAGCGGCGCCGCGAATGCGCCCAGCGGGCGTTGCGCGCCTCGCGATTGGAGCCGAGCGTCACGATCTCTGTGCGCCGCTCCGGTCCGCCGCGCCCGCCCAGCGAGACATCAAGCGGAAAGCGGATCTCGTGAAAATCGCTCATGCCGGCTGCGCCCGCTTAGAGACTGCGCTGGCCGCGGGCCACGGCTCGGGCCAGCGCGCCCGTAATCTGCGCTTCGGAGCGACGAAAGCTCTCGACATCCTGCGCGGCGATATTGACGGAGACGGACATCGGACGGGCGCCGCCCGCCTGAGCGACGACGCCGAGCCGGCCGTCGGCGCCGCGCGCCAGCGGCATGATCGCCTCGGCGCCGCGCTCGCCCATCAGGCCCATCGCGCCGCCGCTCGCAAAATAGGTTGGACTGGCGACGACCCCGCCCTCCGCGAAAGGCGCAACCGTCCCGGCGCCGCCGAAGGCGCCGGAAAACATGCCGCTCAATCCGCTCACCAGTCCTTCGGCGAGCGCCTTGGTTCCTGTGCGCAAAGCCATGCGCGTCAGCGACTGTGCGATCGTCGAGAGCACGTCGTTGAAGCTGCGGCCGCTCGCCGCCGCCGAGCCGAAACCCAGCTGAAGCGTCTTCGTGACATTTCCTGCCGAGACGTTGATCTGATCGAGCAGAAGTTTCGTCGCTTGCAGATTAGCTGTCGCGACGCGCTCATTCGCGCCTGGCGCATTGAACGGGTCCGGGAAGGGGTCGAAATCGGTCGTCATGTCGATCCTTGGGAATCGGGAAATTGACGCATCAGGTCTTCAAGCGCCGCGCGCGACGGCGCGCCCGGCGCTACGCCGTAAACGCCCTCCGCCGCGCAAAAAAGTTCGCGCGGCGTCATCGACCAGAAGTCGCGCGACGGGAGCCGCAGGACGCCGAGCCCGAAGGCCATGGCGCGCGCGAACGGAAAGGGCGTGCGATGGGAAGGATCGCGCGCCGCTTCTTCCGTTTGCCTCAGGCGTCCTGCGGCGTCGGAGGGTTTGCGTCGGCGCTCCGCTCCGGCGCGTCGCCGAACGTCGCGGCGAGGAGATCGGCCGCGATGCGCACATAGCCTGCAAGACCCTGCGAAACTTTCATTCTCGCGACGTCTTCGTCGGATATGTCGTTGCCCGCGCCGCGCAGCCCGCAGCCTATGATGCGCAGTATGTCGCACGCGGAAAGCCGTCGTTCCTCAAAGCGGCTCGCGAGCGCGACAAGGTCGCTGACGCCAAAGCCGCTTTCGAGTTCGGCGAGCGCGCCGAGCGTCAGGCAGAGCGTGTAGCTCTTGCCGTCGATTACCGCGACGATCTCGCCCCGCTTTGCGTTGGCCATTTCGTCCTCATATGGAGCCCGGTTGATCGGTTCGCTTGACGTGTCATTCCCGGCAGGCCGAAGGCCTGACCGGGAATCCAGATCAACATCAAAAATGCGTGTTGCGATTTCTGGATTCCCGATCGCTTCGCCGATGCGAAGCGCCGGGAATGATGGGGTGGACGGCCCCGCCTCAACGGCATCTAAAGTGCCAAGACGTGGTCGCCGGAGCGCCACAGAGAGGGAGGCCGTCCATGAAGAAGTTTATCAGAATCGGGATTGATTTGGGCAAGCGGTATTTTCAAGTTCACGCGCTGGTGAGCGAGGATGGGCGGGCCGTCACGCGCAAGCTGCGGCGGGATGGTTTTCTTGCTTTTTTCGCCGAGGCGGGGCCCTGCCTGATCGGCATGGAAGCCTGCGGCTCGGCGCATTATTGGGGACGCGAACTGCGCGCCATGGGCCATGACGTGCGCCTGATCCCGCCGATTTACGTCAAGCCCTATGTCAAGCGCGGCAAGAACGACGCGGTCGACGCCGCGGCGGTGTGCGAGGCCGTGTCGCGGCCAGACATGCGCTTCGTGCCGATCAAAAGCGCCGAGAACCAGGCGAGCTTGATGCTGCACAAGACGCGCGAGCTTCTGGTCAAGCAGCGCACCATGAGCGTCAATGCGCTGCGCGGACATCTCGCGGAGTTTGGCGTCGTCGCCGCCAAGGGCGTCGGCCATGCGGGCGAACTGCTGGAAAAAGCCAAGAATGACGCGACGCTTCCAGAAATCGCCAAGGCGACCGTAAAGATTTTCGTCCAGCAGCTGGAGGCGATCAGCGCCGCGATCGTCGCGCTCGATAAAGAGATCGCCAACGTCCATGCGCAAAGCGAGATCAGCAAATTGCTCGCCGGCGTCCCCGGCGTCGGCAAGATCGTCGCCACGGCGATCGTCGCCAGCGTCCCGGACCCCAGCGTCTTCAAATCCGCGCGCGACTTTGCCGCCTGGCTCGGCCTCACGCCCAGGCAAAACTCCAGCGGCGGCAAGGAAAAGCTCGGCGCCATCACCAAGCAGGGCAACCGCTATCTGCGCAAGCTGCTGACGCTCGGCGCGACCTCGCTGTTGCGCGTGGCCGGCAAACGCAACGGCGTTCTGCGCGATTGGCTCGTCGCCCTCCTGGCCAGGAAGCCGGCGCGGCTCGTGAGCCTCGCGCTCGCCAACAAGCTGGCGCGGATCATCTGGGCCATGATGACGACCGGCGAGGCCTTCCGAACCCAGATCATGGCGCGCGCAGGGAAGCCCTCGATGGCGTAACCGTTCGAACCATCCAGTTTGGCGAGGGCGAAACATCGACGTGATGAACGACAGGGTCGGAAACGACGACGAAGGACACTCCGCTACGTGTCACGTGCACAAAGCTCGCGGGAATGATCAGGAGCCTTCGCAGTCGAACTTCATCAGGGCCAGCGGACATACGCGCCGCGCCAAAAGGCCGGACATATGACCGAAACCCGCCACCAGGTTCACCGCGCCGACAAAAAACCGCTTGCCAAGCGGGGCCGTCCACATATGACATCCGAGCTGTTCGGTCGGATGAGATATCAAAGCGCGCTGAAGGCGAGCGCGCCCGCCGATTCGAGCGAAATGTCGAAGGTCACTTCGGCGGCATATTCGCCGCGGTAATCGAGATTGGCGATCTGGAACAGGCCCGAGAGCACGCCGAAGTCGGGAATGACAATCTGCCAAACGCGCAGCAGCCCGTCGAAAAACGTCTGCCGCAGGAGCGCATCCGACGATTGATCCTTGAACACGCCTGTTCCGGAGACGCTCGCGCGCTTCAATCCGGCGCCGTCGAGCAATTCGCGCCAGCGGCCGCTCGACTCGGCGTCGGTCACGTCGACCGTGTCGGCGTTCAATGCGAGGCGTCGCGTGCGCAAGCCAGCGACCGTGACGAAGTTCGCCCCGTCATGAATTTTCAAGAGCAGATCCTTGCCTTTCTGGGCGGCCATCATTGAGCTCCGTTAAAGATATTCGGTCGTGGCGCGAAAGCGCAGATTGACCCGCGCGAAGCGGCCGTTCTGGTCTCGGCGCGTTTCCATGGAGAGAAAGCGCAGGTCGATCAGCCGATGATCCTGAAGATTGAGCGCCGCTTCATTGAGAAGATCGGCGATGCGCTGCGCGAGTTCGAGCGCCTCGCTGAGCCCCCGCATCGTCGACGTGACGCTGATCGTAAAGAGCTGCTCCGCGCCCGGCGAGAGATCGGCGGACCAGTCGCGCAGCTGCGTTTCGCCAAAAAGCGCATAGGGCGGTTCGGCTCCTCGTGGCGCCTCGTCGTAAAGCTTTTGGCCGAACGCGGCGGCGAAGCCTGCATCCGTGAGCAGATAGACGCGGATCGCCTTGCGCAGCGCGACGACGGGTGAAGCGCTCATGTCGAGTCCTTTAGGAAATCTCTTCGCATTGGCAGACCAAGTAACGTCGGCGCTCGTCGAGATCGAGAACCGACTGGATGCGAAGCTTGCGACCGCGATAGGCAAAGCGCATGTCCTTCGTGACGTCGTCGCGCCAGCGGATCGTCACGACATGGTTCGTCGCCTGCTCGGCGCGCTGCTCGACGAAGGCCTCCCGAACGCCGGAAGGCGCGATGCGCGCCCAAAGATTTATGACCGGCGTAAAGCTGCGCGAAAAGCCGCCGGCGCCGTCGGGCGCGTCGACGGGCGCCTCGAGCGTCACGCGATGGCGCAGCGCGCCGATGGGGAGGCCGCTCACAGCAGCCGCTCCCGTCTATACGGCGCCGCGAGCTGCGCGACCGCTTTGGGCAAAGCGTCGTCGCCGCTATCGCCGCGATATTCGCGCCAATGCGCGACGAGCGTCAACATCGCTTGGCGGAGCGGCTGCGGCGCGTCGCTCGCGAGCGCGCCATAGCCGACGTCAACGTCCATTTCGATTCCGTCGCGCGCGCGTGCCGGCGCCGGCGGCGCCGATGCGAAGCTGACGCGGCCGCCCTCCATCGACGGCGGCGCGCGATAGGTCGCTGCGTTGAGCGTCTGCGGCGCGTCGCTTGCGTCGAACACGCGAATCGCCGTCACCGATTGAAATGGCGCGAAGGGAATGCGGAGCGTTGCGCTCGCGCCAACCGAAGGCGGCCAGCAGTCGAAAACCAGGCGCCAGCTTTGCGTGATGAAGAAGCGCCGCGTATAGGCTTCGAGCGTCATCCGGGCGGCGACGATCAGCGCCTGGATCAGCTCGTCCTCGTCGCCGCCGTCTTCGCGCAGCCATGATTTTGCGTCGGCGAGCGAGACGGGCTCGATCGCCGGCGCGCCGATGAGCATCGGTCGCATCGGGCGTCCTAGGTTGGGGGAGCGGAAGACCGCGACGCGTCGCGTCGCGGCCTCAATGGGGCGGGCGAATTACGACGCGGCGAATTTTAGCAGCTTGATCGCTTCGAAATTCTGCACGCCGCCGCCGACCCGCTTCGTCGTATAGAAGAGGACATAGGGCTTGGCCGAGTAGGGATCGCGCAGCACGCGAATGCCGACGCGGTCCACCACCACATAGCCGCGCTCGAAATCGCCGAAGGCGATCGAGAGCGAGCCCGCCGCCGGGTCGGGCATGTCCTCGGCTTCGACGACCGGAAAATTCATCAACGAGGCGGCGGCGTCGGCGGTCGCGGGCGGCGCCCAGATGTAATCGCCGGTCGTCGTCTTGAACTGGCGCACGAGCGACTGCGCGCGCCGGCCCATCACGAACTTGCCGTTCTGGCGGAAGCCGGCGCGCAGCGCATAGACGAGATTGACGAGCGCATCGGAAGGATCGGTCGCGGCGAAGGCGCCGGCGGCGCCCGTCGCCACATAGCCGATGTTGCCCCAACTCCAGCTCGCGTCGGCGACGGTCGTGTACGAGAGAAAGCCCTTCGGCTTATTGACGCCGTCGCCGCTGACGAAGGCCGCGCCTTCCTGTTCGGCGAAGGCGGTCTGCACTTCCTCGGCGATCCATTGTTCGATGTCGACGACGGAATCGTCGAGCAGCGCCTGAGTCGCCGCCGGCATGGCGTAAAGCTCCATCGCCGGGAAGGTCATGTCGGCGAGTAGCTGATTGTTGGTCTGCGGGCGCGGATCGGCCTCGGCGACCCAGCCGGCCGCGGGTCCGGTCGTCGAAAAGGCGCGGCGCAGCGAGGCGCCGGAGATTTCGCGCACGCTGGAGATGGCGCGGATCGGCGAGAGCTTGGCGAGTCTGCGCAGCACTTCGCGCTCGGTCGGCAGCGGCACGAGATAGCCGCCGTCGGGACCGGAGCCGCGCGACAGCGCCTTGGCTTCGAGCGCCTTGAGGCCGCTCGCTTCGCCGGAGCGCATATAGTGATTGAAGGCGCTTTTATGCTCGCGGCCGCTGTGATCGTCGACGTGCTTGCCGCCGATGCGCGGGCGAGACATGTCGAGCGCCAGCCGATCCAGCCGGCTCTTCGTGTCGTCGAGCGCTTGGTCGATGCGCGCGAGCTTCTCTTCGGTCAGGACGTCGGCGCCGAGACGGTTTTCGAGCTGCGTCAGCCGCTCGTCATTCGTTTCCTTGAAGGCGCCGAAGGCGCGATTGAGATCGGCGAGAATGTCGCCGCCGGCGGATTTGGTTTCGATTGTTGACATGTATGGAGCCTCATGCTGATGCGTTAAACGAAAAAGCCCGCGCGGCTTGAGCCGGCGGGTGCGTCCATGTTTGGGAAGGCCGTCTTGAAGTTTGTTTGCGCCCGACGGCGAGAGCGCGGATCGATGCGAAAGTTCAGGAATGTTCCGACAGGCGCCGCAGCGCCCGCGCGAATTCAAGCGCGGCGCGCCGCGCTCTCAGGCGCGCGAGCTTGGCGCCAAGCGCCTCGACGCTTGGCGCGGCGTTGCGACTTTGCTTCACCGCGCCGATGCGCGCCTGCGACAGCATTGGAAAAGTGACGACGGAGATCTCCCAAAGGTCGATCTCATGAAGCCGGCGCACGCCGCTCGATTTTTCGGTCGTCGCGCGCAGTGTGCGAAAGCCGATGGAGAGGCCGTCGATCGCGCCCTTGCGCATCAGCGACAGCGCCTCGCGCGCCCGCGCCACGGAGAGATCGAGCCGGCCTTCGACTTTCAGCCCTCGCGCGTCTTCGACGATCGAGGTCCAAACGCCGATCGGCTCGGCGGCGTTATGCTGCCAAAGCATTTTCACGCCTGGCGCGCCGCGCTTGATCAGCGAACGCGCAAAGGCGCCGGCCAACACCATGTCGCCGCCCGAGTCGACGACGCCAAAGAGGCTGGCGTAGCCCGAGAATGCTCCAGCGTCATTTGCTTGCAGCAGCGGCAGTTCGGCCCGCTTTACTTCCCGAGCGCCAGTTCTTCGAAGCGCCGCCATCAGCGCCGCTCCGCCTGGGCGTTGATCGGCGCTTGGCTTGCCGCACGGGCGTCATTGCGCAATTGCGCCAGCAATTCGACGAAGGTCTTGAAGACCGCGGAAGGGTCTTCGCGCCGGCGCGCAGGGCGCGCGCGCGAACGCTTGAAGAAATGCCGAAGCCAATTGTTCTGACTCATTGATCGCTCCTGCAGCGTCGGTTGAACCGCGCGAGTTCGCGCACGAAAGCGTCAAGGCGGCGCGTCGCCTCGCCGAGTTCGCGCAACGCGAGATAGGCTTGCGCGGTGGCGGCGCAGGCCCACAGGAAGAGCGCGAGATGCGCGAGATCGCCGCGCTCCAAGATGGCGTTCAGAATGTCGGACATGGCTGCGTTCAATTTCTAAGGCGGCAGGGCGACGCGCTTGTCGAGTCATTTCCGACGCGCGCTGTGCGCGCGATCGGGAATCCAGGACTGCAATCGAGTCTCGATGTTTGCTTATGGATTCACGATCGCTTCGCTATTGCGAAGCGTCGGGAACGACATAACGCTAGACGCCCGTCCTTCGAAAGCGTGATCCAGCGAAAACTCTTCTGCACGCGCGCGACGAGCGGCAGAACGGTCTGGCGCCGGAAGGCGCGATTGGCCTCGGCGTAATTGCTGAACGTATTGTCGCCGGGCAGACCCAACAGCAGCGGCGGCACGCCGAAGGCGAGCGCGATCTCGCGCGCCGCGCCCGCTAATCAACTGTTTTGGGAGGCGGGACCACGTCGTAGTTGTTGTCGCGTACAAGGATATTCTCCTTGCCGAACGCCTCATAAAAGATCGCGGGGATGAGTTCGAGCAGTTCCGAGCGTTCTTTGTTCCATTCGATCAGGAAGGTACATTTTGGATCGAAACCGTATTCGGCGTCGTCTTCAATATTAGGAGGCCTCGCTTCTTCGACTTCCGAAAGCCAGAAGTAGCGGAGAATATCTCGATATTTTTCACGAGCTTGGGAGAGCAGCTCCTTGGTCTGGTCGAGCCGTAAGGCGCTATCGAAGAAAAAGCAGGTGGACATTAACGACCTCCAAAGAGGTAGTGGAGTTTGCCATTCTGGTCGATGACCCAAGAGTTCTGCGCACACCGTTTACGATGTCGCCGCGAGCTCCTCACGCATCAGTCCGATCACTTCCTCGAAAGCAGGGGTGAAAATCTCCTTGCGCTCGCGCATCCAGGTCAGCCCAGGATCGAGTTGATCGCGCTGGAAGTCGGCGTAATAGGCCTCCATCGCACGCAACAATTCAATCCGTTCCTCGCGCGGGTAGTCGCTGAATTCAAGAAAGTCCAGACCTTTTCCGTCGGGAAACTCGTGTTTGTCGGGCCAGCCGTCGTGAAGGAAGCCAAGCACTTTTGGCCACAAGACTTTGGCGAAGCGCGGTGCCTTGTTGCGATCGAGATAGAGTTCGTAGGCTCCTCCCAATATGGCTTCGAACTGCCCTCGGGAAATTGGCAGCCATTCCTTGTCGATAGCGTCGAAAGTAACGAGAGACGACATATTTTCACCTCAGAACTCTAATGCGCGCCTGTGTTTCAACGGGCAGTCCCCAAATGTAGCTCAATACTCTTGCAGCATTCTTGCCGCCCAGGCCTGAAAGATCAACGACGTATCGGTCAACCGCACGATTGCTCAGCTTCCTATTGAGGCGGTTCGTAAACTCTTCGTAATTGAAAAACTGATCTGATGCATCGCTTCCTACCGCATCCCATTTTTGACCAAACTCGTCCTGGAAATCTGCGCCAGAGGCGCTTGACCTCTTAAAGGGCCTGCCAGTCTCTTTCTCCAACCGCAATATTGTCGCGACCTCTGGCCAGCGGGGCTGACGGGGCGATGCGGGATCTCGCGCCAGACTATCGATCCGATCCTGTTCCGGGCCTGTAACGCCAGATGGATAAAATTCTTCGATCACCGATTCTCGTGTCCGCAGCCGACGAAGTGAATCGCGCGGCGGCATGTTGTCGCCGAACTTTGCGCGCAGAAGCTCGGCGTAGCGCGCGTCCGCCTCGCGGAAATCGCTTTCATTGCGTTCGATGCGATGTTCGATGTTCTCCGGATCGATGAGAGTTTGCGGCGGTCGCCAGTCGGGATCGAGTTCTTGCACGCGCGTCATCGCTCGTGCGGCGCGCTCCGCCGTGATTGTCTCTCTTGCGAACTGCGCCGGCGTGGCGCCGGCATCGCCCCCGACGCGCCGACTTTGCACGCGCGTGATGGGGTTGTCCGCATCGCTCGCGACATTCGGATTGGCGTTCAGCGCCGTCCGGACTCGGTCCTCCACATCCCGCCGCCGCGTGCGATCATCTCGCCCGCCGCTAGAGTCGCCTCCCGAATCTCCGCCGCCCCCGTCGCTCGTCCATTGCCCGCCGCCGGAACTTCCCGCCGGGACGCGCGGCTGATCCGGGCTATAGCGGCGCTCCAGACCGACATCGCGTTTGGCGAAGAGCGCCTCTTTCGGCGCCGGTCCATAGCCCAGCGCCTCGCGCTGTTCGTCGAGCGTGAGGAAAGCCGCTTTGCCGACGCGCTCCCATTCGGCGGCGCGCTCGCTCGCCAATGCTTCGAGACGGTCGGCGTTATAGTCGAGACGAAAGTGACCGAAGCCCGGTTGCAGCCAGGCCTGGAAGCTCTTCTGCACGCGCGCGACGAGCGGCAGCACGGTCTGGCGCCAGAAGGCGCGATTGGCTTCAGTGTAATTGCTGAAGGTGTTGTCGCCGGGAAGACCCAGCAGCAGCGGCGGCACGCCGAAGGCGAGCGCGATCTCGCGCGCCGCGCCCGCCTTCGACTCGGTAAAATCCATGTCCTTCGGCGAAAGCGACAGCGCCTTCCAGTCGAGCCCGCCTTCGAGCAGCAGCGGCCTTCCGGCGTTGGTCGCGCCGGAGAAATTTTCCTCCAGCTCTTCCTTCAGCCGCGAGAATTGCTCGTCGGTGAGATGCGCGCCTTCGGGCCCCGCATAGACGAGGGCGCCCGATGGACGCGCGGAATTGTCGAGCAGCGCCTTGTTCCAGAAACTCGCGGCGTTATGCGTGTCGAGCGCCACCTGCGCGGCGGCGAGCGGCGGAAAGCCGTAGTAATCGTCGAGCGGATTGAAGAATTTGATGTGAAGGATCGGCTCGATCCCTTCGCCGCGCATCTCGTAGCGCGCTTCCTGTCCGAGCGCGCGATAGATGAAGGCCGCGGGCCAGCCGTTGCGTCCCGCCTCGATGCTCATGCGGTCGGGCCGCAGCGCACAGAGTTCGCGCAGCTCCTCGTCGATCAGGACGGATTCGACATAGGCGTTTCCATAAAGCAGCAGATTGGCGCAGATCGTCTCGATGAAGGAGGCGCTGGTGTCGAGCGGATTGGGGCGCTCGATGAGAGAGAGGAGCGGATGGTCGACCGCCTCCTCGCGGCCCTCATAGACGAGCCAGGGGACGGACGCGGCGGCCTCAGCCACCATGCGCACGCAGCGATGACAGACGGCGTTGCGCTCATAGCCTTCGCGCGTCAGCGTCGTCGAATTGCGCGCGCTCCAGTACGGCTGTCCGAGCGCATGCATGGCGAGGAGCTTCGCCGCGCGCGAATATTTGGTTTCGCGCGTCGGCGCGACCGCGCCGATGAGACGCGAGAGCAGTGAGGGCATCGAATGTCCTTTGAAAGGAAAGCGTGTAGCGGCGCGCGCTCACCCTCCCCTTGATGGGGAGGTCGAACCGCGAAGCGGTTCGGGGTGGGGTGACCAATGGAAACAATAAGGAACCCACCCCACCCCGCGACTTCGTCGCGACCCTCCCCGGCGAGGGGAGGGTAGGGAGGCGTCCCTTTAGACCCGCCGCATGCGGGGCTCCGGCGCCTTTGGCGTCAAGGCGAGCGCGGTAATCGCCCAGACCAGCGCGTCGAGCCGGTCGGGACTTCGCCCGGACGAAAGTCCGTCGGCGGCGAAATCGCACATCTCGTCTTCGAGCGCCGGAAAGGCGCCGACATGTTTGACGCGGCCCTGTTCATAGAGCTGCGCGACCGGCGCGGCGCGCAAATATTTGCCGCGCGTCGCGCGCGCCATGGTCACGGGCGCCGATGGGTCGGCTTCGTTCAGCACGGCGCGCACCATCTCGCCGCCCTGATTGACTTCGGCGACAAGCGCGTCGGCCGAGAGCTTGTGATAGAGCGCGATCGCCGCGCGCGCCCATTGCGCCGGACGCGCCGCGGATAGAGTCGCGTCGGCGAGAACGTAAAGCATGCCTGCTTCTTCGATCCCCGCGGCGACGAGGCCGCAATTGTCGGCGCGTTTTCCCGAACTCGCCGGCGGGTCGACCGCGACGACGATGCGCTTCAAGGGGGGCGCCTCATGCACACGGGCGCGCTCCAGCATGTCGCGAGTCCACAGCGCATCCTTGCGCTCGTCGAGTATTTCGCCGTCGAGCTCCTGGCGGCCCAATCGCGTGCCGGCATATTGCGCGACGACGCTTTCGAGAAATGACGGCGCAAGATTGGCGGCGTTCTCGCGCGTCAAGGCGCGCGTCACGACGCTCGTCGGATTGGCGATCAGCTCTTTCAAGAGCGGCAGCGGCCGCGGCGTCGTCGTCACGAGCTGACGCGGCCAGTCGCCGAGACGCAGGCCGAATTGCAGCATGTCCCATGTCTCCCTGGCATAACGCCATTTCGCGAGTTCATCGCACCAGGCGGCGTGAAACTGCGGGCCGCGCAGGCTTTCCGGATCTTCCGCGGAAAAGGCCTGCGCGACGGCGCCGGACTCCCAGACGAGCCGCCGGCGCGTCGTCTCCCAGCGCGGCCGTTCGCGCCGCCCATGCACCGCGAGGAGGCCGGAGACGCCTTCGACCATCACTTCGCGCACATCGGCGGCCGTCTCGCCGACGAGCGCGATGCGGCCGAGCGGCGCCAGCGAAAATTGCGCGCGGCCGAGCGCCAGCGCCTTCACCCATTCGGCGCCGGCGCGCGTCTTGCCGGCGCCGCGTCCGCCGAGGATCAGCCATGTGCGCCAGGGCGCGCCGCTCGCGGCGAGGGGCGGCGGCCATTGATCGCGCCGCGCGACGAATTCCCAATCGTCGAGCAGCCGCGCCAGCTCTCTTGCGCTCAGACCTTCGAGCGTCTCATTCAGCCGGCCCCGCGCCGCGCAATCGTTCAAGCCGTCGAGCAAGCTCCGCGCGGAGTTCGGCCAATTCGCGTGGCGGCGCGTCGCTGTCTCGCTCGCTCCCGGCGTGGTCGCTGTCATCGTTGGCGTCGTTCTCGCGATCGTTGTTCTCGCGCCGCATGCGCTTCAATTCGGCGAGCGTCTTGACGAGGCTGGCGAGCGTGCGGGCGCTCGCCTCGATGGTCTTGGGCGCGGGTTTGGCGAGCGCCGCTTCGGCGCGCGCGAATTCCTGTTGGACCGCGTCTTCGAGTCGGGCGATCAGCCGATTCGCGTCGCGCGGCTTCCTTGCCGGCGGCGGCGCGGCGTCCTGCGCTTTCTTGCGCGGCGCGCAGGCGGAGGCGCGCAGCGGCCAGTTGTTGTTGACTCGGTATGTGTGGAACTGCGCCTGCGTCATGCCGAGCAGTTCGAGAATTTCGCTGATCGGCGTGACGCCAGAGTCGTAGAGAAGCTTCGCCTGCGCGATCTTTTCATCGCATGGCGGGACGGATTTGGCCGCCATCAGCCAGTCTCCAGAAGTTACGCTCGGCTTGTTTTGCTATAGTGACCAGGGGTGTCATTCCCGACAGGCCGAAGGCCTGATCGGGAATCCAGAGTCACACCAATCGTGGTTGATCTTGCCCCTGGATTCCCGATCGCGCTCCGCGCGTCGGGAATGACAAGCCGGAAGCCCCGAAGATGGAGCGACGTTACTTTGTCTACATGCTCGCGAGTGCGCGAAACAGCACGCTCTATGTCGGCGTGACCAATGATTTGGCACGGCGCATTTATGAGCACAAGGCCAAACAGGCCCGAGGTTTCACATCGCGATATAATGTTCACATGCTCGTTTGGTATGAAACCTACGGCGACGTGAGCGAAGCCATCGCGCGAGAAAAGCAGTTGAAGAAGTGGGAGCGGCGTTGGAAGCTTGAATTGATCGAGACGATCAATCCCGCTTGGAAAGACCTCTATTTCGACCTCAACAACTGA